TCAATCATCTACAACAGGGGGTGGACGACGAGGCCGTGGGGACTCCAACAGCTTGTGGAACTTCCCCCAATCAAGATCCTGAGGAGCCTGATTCGAGAGGTCACCACGCTTCCACTCAGAGACCGACTCCCCCCAATCGACAACCTGGACCAGAGCATGCCGCAACTCCGTGTTGACACCACGCTCGGCCCACAGCTCATCTTCCAACCAATCAATGCGCCGGCGGTCATGCAACTGCGCTTGTTCAAGCCGGTCCAGGTGCTCACCAAGCCGTTTCACGTGAGCATCATCAGAGGTGGCATCGACCTCCATTTTCCTACCTGAACGGTTTAGAAGGTTTTGGAGGATCCCGAGTAGCCCCGCTGCCAAAGCAAGTAGCAGAGCATTTTCAGTCCATGGGGGCATAAGCATCACCACCCTGGACCGCACGAACGCTCGCCACCTCACGGCTCATGATCCACCCAGATAGCACAGCAAACGCTGTCAACATGAAATAATTCACGGCACTTACCCAACCACGAGAAGCATCAGCCAGAAGAAAAGCCACCGCCCAGATCCCCAATGTCATCGTCGAGATCACCGACCCCCACTGCCTCATCCCACGAGCAAGAGCCTTTGATCGAAGCCCGGCGCGCGGTGGCACTAGACCACCAAGAACGAGAAGTGTGGCCACCACAGTCCAGGGGATCCACAGTGGCAGAATCTCATGGACCTGTTGAAGCTGAGGAGGTGACGTGGAAGCATAGGCCGCCACTCTCGTGACCGCGTAAGCCGCCCACGTCAATGCTGCAACGCGTGGCGCAGCCCGCGATAGTGCCGATTGCCAGCCAGCCATGACGATTACTCCGCAACCCGGTGATCGCCTACATACTCATCTGCGTAGGCATGATCCAAGCCCTGTCCAGTCAGGCCGGCAGTCGCAGCGGCTGCCTCCACCCGTGCCTGCTCCACGATGTCTGACCCGTCCAAATCAACCGACACGCCAGTCGCCCCTTGGATCCACTGCTCAACACGAGAAGTCGACTCCGAACGCACCTGCTCAACACGATCCTGGACAGTCTCAGGAAGCTGCTCCAAAAGCTCCTGCACCTTATTCAACACCTTGGAAGAGTTCGTAGGCGTCACACTGTTCGGAGTCTTACTGATCTTCAACGCCGTCAACACATAGCCAATAAAGGCAACAGCACTAACCACATAGCCTGAGTAATCAGACGGGATGAGCAAGTGATCCAACCCGTAAGTAAGACCAGCAGCCACAACAGTCAGCACACCACCGACAATCACCACCCACGTGTTCGCCTTCGTCTCACGAGGAGTCTGCTCAGCCTGGATCTCCTCCAGGGCTCGGCTCACAATGCTTCGAGTATCCATGGTCTTTACTTCCCCTCCCGATCAGCCTTGATCGCTTCATCCCGGATCTCATCTGGATCCTTACCCTGCGAACGCAGAAGCTCACGCAGATACACCCGGTTCTCCCACGACGTTGCATCAATGAACCGCACAAGGTCGGTGAGTAAAAACGAGCGCGCAGGATTAATGACCGATTGCAGAGGCGTCACTAAAGTCGTGACACCTCGCCGGACAATGTCCAATGCGGTTGCGGATACTCCAGTAAGTTCAGCCATGATTGTTCCCTCCTCGGCGGGTGCAGTTGCAGTGCCGCCATTGATTTCTTCATTGACATACCGCAGGAAAACGTCCCACGGGAAGTTAGGGCCAGGGTCAGTGTGATCCGTTGATCCCCAAGCTCTAGTGGCGTCGTGCGTCGTGATTCCAGGAAGCCCAGCGACACCGACATGTCGAACAGGCCACCCAAATTTCTTGCACCACTGCGCAACCTCCCACGCACCATTGCGAAGCATGGCGTCCTCTGCCAACCACTGCGCACGAGTCATCGACGCACGTGCCACAAAAGACAAGTGCATGAGTAGAGTGTTGCCCTTATTTCCGGTCGACCACGTGATCCAGTCAGCGGTGTTCTCTCGGAGGATTCCCTTTCGGTCAGCCAAGGTGTTGTAGCTACCTGACTGAGTATTCAGCTGGTAGTTTGCGACGTTCTCAGCGGGCGTACTCGGGTCATTTTCGGTGGTGTGAATACACACACCAATGAGATTTGCTGTGCTTCGTGGGCCACCGAAGAGGAACTTCGATGTCCAGTCTCTGATCGTAGGTGCCATCGTGGCACCTCCTTCCTTATTGTTTGTTGCATGAGAAAACCCCGCACCAAGTGGGTACGGGGTTGATGTATTGGGGTAGCAGACACAAAACTTACTACCCGAGGAAACTAATCTGATTAAATAGTCACAGCTTTATACCTCATTCCTGAAAGGAACCTCGTCATGAAAAAGACGACCCGGGCACTCACCCTCCTCGCCGCAGTGAGCCTTACCTTCGACAGCGCTATGACAATCGCTCCGTCAATGGCAATTGCTGTTGAAGCCCAAACGATGGCCGATCAATACGAGCCCTACGCACAAGACTTAACCTTTAATCGGACAGATGAAAGTTATGGACACACTTACTTCTACAATGACGACGAAATGCCTGAAGGAACGACATTTCATCTCCTCGATGCCAATATCAAAGACAACTTAAGAGATCATAACGGAGTCCTATTCTCATTACACTATTCTCAAAGCTGGAATACAAATACGAGCAAGTGGGAATACCATCACAATTTGGCAGCGCAACAATCTAACTCAGTCAGCTACAAGGATGGTGGAAACACCACAACTGCTCGAGTCCTCGTACAGTACCCTGACGGCTCACAAGACATTGCCGAAGTCCAAATCACCATTTTCCCGACCCTGGCTCAAGTCAAAGCATCTACTTACAGCGATACCCAGCTGATCCTTGGAGAAACCAAAACTATCTCACCAACGATCAACAGCACCCGCGCAAAGGGAACTACATACACGTTCATCCAGTCAGAAAACCTCACGAACTTACGTGAACAGGGATGGGAATTCTCCATTGATAATTCAACTGGACAGATCACCACTACAGCGCCAGATGATTGGGCATACGCTGCACTCGAAGTCCTGGCCCTTTACCCAGACGGCACTTCACAAGCAGTGACAGCAAAATTCAACGCCGCACCATACGAAGAGCCATATGTCCCAGAAGAACCAGCTCCTTCTGACCGTTCCTTCGGTTCCTCTTCCTCCTAACCTCCTGCGGTTTTGCTTGGTGTAGGGATGCACATCACCGAGCCAGTGACATGCGGCTCGGTGATATTTCCTACCCTCCATAGGCGGATTACGAGATCATCGCCAGGGCTAACAGAGATACGTCCCATCGTTTGCTTCGTTTCCCCATCAGGTGGTGTGCCTTGAGGAATGTTTTTGATCGGAATCGACTGCCACCCTGTCGACGAAAGGTAATGGCCGGCGAGAGTGACGCCCTCAAATCCTGGCCAATCCACAATGATTTGCCAAAGGCCAGGACTTAATTGGACTCCGTATCGCGGGTATCTGCCTGAGCGTTGCTCCTCTGGGATAGTGAACGTCGACCCTTCACCATCGTTGAAGAACTGGACTGCGAATGGATCCACAAACTCACTCACGACGCCACCGCCACTCTTGGAGCTACTCCTGGAAGTCGAACGGCACCACTATGAAGCTCGCATACAGTCCTGCGTCTATTTCCGCTTGGGTGAATCCATAACCCGTGACCTGTAGCGCTGCTCCTTCGTGAGCAAGCATTAGTTTCGGCATGGCTAGGTTGTCTGTGCTTGAGTCCCACAGCACAGTTGAGGTTGCGCCTTCTTGGTGGATAGCTGCCACTAGAATGCGTTTTTGGCTGGGCCATTCCCCGCTGATCATCAGCCTTCCTTGGGGTAGTGCTGCCCGGTTCCATTGGCCTTGGGTGGGGCTTCTGAACGGGGTGAGGAAAGCTACTGATGATGTTGAATTGGCTTTGAACGCGACCACGATAGGCTCTGACAAGGTCATGCTGCCACCACCCAAATGAGGTGAAGCTGTGAAGGCTTACCCCCCCCGCTCCTACGGGTGGGCCAGGAATCACAGTGACAGCAAGATGATACTGATTGTCAGATTCCTCAGAATTGCCAGAAGCCCATATCACATAACCTTCTGCTCTCGTTGGGACAGTCATAAATGCGGACTCCCCAGCATTCAAAATACGTATAATATTTGAATTCACAGAATCTGGGGCACGTAGTCGAATGTATATGGTCTTTACACCTTGCCATTCAAACATCACACGATTAACCCCTTCTGGCAGAAGGAACTCTCGGCTGTAATTGCCCGTTGTCATATTCCTCTGATTCGGCGGGATAACGAGGGCATTATCAGACCGTGATGAATCAGGGTGCATGGTGAAGTTCATTGGCTCAAAAACACTCATGCTGCCACCACCTTTGCGGTGTTTACTCGCTGAATGGTGTGGGCACTACTGTGATGACCAGCTCGGCTTCCTCGCCAGCTCCGATTGTCGATGGTAGTGCGCGGATTACCTCGCCTTGCTGCGGGACAATATTCATCACGGTGGCTTGGCCGGATTTCGTGGCTAAAATAGATAGCACCTGACGGCGAACGCCGTGTAGATCTTCCAGGCTGATCATAATAGTTTTTTCCACTGAGCATCGCCACGTAATCATAAGAGTCAATGATGCCTCTGGCACCCACGCTCTTGTGCCTGATCCGCGACCATTGGTGAGCAAAAGCCAATGCTGCGAGGCATTGGCCGAATTGTTTGTCATGCGGATAGCGAACGGCTCTAGAAACTCGCTCACAACGCCCACCACCAAACAATGAGGGAAGGCTGTAGAGGCTTACCCCCCCCCGCTCATTGGTATGACGGTTACGGTTATGCGGGTGTTGGCCTGGTCGTTCGTGTTTGGTATGCCAGAAAGATTAATCCACATTTCCGCTCCACCTTCTGAACCGATAGTGAAAAGCAGCTGCCCGGACGGGGGAAGGGTGCCAACAATTTTGTCCGCTGATGCCCACGTGCGCCGAAACACTACCTCACCAGAAAAGCGGGATTCAGAAGTGAGTCGAACCATCATGACCCCTGGGTTTAGCCACACGCGGTGCACTGGGTCGGATACGCCTGTTACTTGCCAGTCTGGAAGAACCATGGCTACCGTATCGTTCCACTGGGGGCGCATAACCACCGAATAGGGTTCCACAAAGTCAGTCACGGTGTCCTCCCCTCAAGCACTGCGATACGTTCACTGAGTGCGCTGACAGCTTCTGCCAGGATTTTGTTCTGGCGCGCCACTTCCCCCACCGCTTCGCAGGTCTTGGTCACCGCTTGAGAAAGCGCGGGAATATCGCCGGTGCGGATTATCGGCTCACTCACTTGGCACCTCCTCCGGCTCGATCTCCTGCCAAGCTTCATCGACGCCTGGCTCACCCGTGGCCACATCCTGAGAGATGTTCGCCCACCGCTTGCCCAGGTGCGTGACCTCAAAACCCGTAGGGTATGCCGCAAAGTCTGCGATAGGGTCCACCCACACGATCACGCCATCGTGTTCCTCATGCGGTGCAGCACTGTGATAGATCTTCGCGGCTTCATTGCGTTGCGCGAACACTTGCGGTTCCAAGTCGATCGCCTTCTTGCGGTCGACCACCGCGTTCAAAGCCGCAGCGATATATTCCCTCGGAATCTTCTTGGTGGCCTCAGCCCACGCATCAAAATCAAAAACAGCCATTATTTCCCCTTTTATGTAATGTCGGAAGTGTCACTAGGAGCGTCAACCCAACCAACGGAAATTTCAGAATTGCGCATACGTCGCTGATCAGCACCTGACGCGCCAGCCCACGCCTGGAAAGTAACTTTCTCATCAACCGCCAAAGTGAGATTTACGCGGATTGACTGCGTACGATACCCGTCCTGACCTGAGAAAAGCGGGCCAATACCGACCTGCTTAATTTCCTGCACAGTTTGAACCGTGCCACCAACCTTCTGCCGGATAATCTTCACACCATAAGAGTCATTACGTGTCGTCGCATCCCAACCAGCGCGGAAGTAAATTTCATGCTCACCAGCGGTCTTAGCGGTAAACACGCCGCTAGTAAGATTGTCGGGCGTGTCAGATACTGGCATATTGATCCACGTATCCCGAGTAGACGGCACCCACCCAGACACTGACGGCGGATTGGCGAGACGTGGGACGCCCGGCCTAATCGTGTATTGCAGCGTAGCTGAGGATGTAGCCGTATCCAGCAGGAACTCTCGGGACGCAGCACTCACAGTGCCACCCTCGATAACCGGCCCGAAATCACCAGAACGGTGAACGGCGGAATGGTAAATCCATTCACCCACCCAGCCTGGCTTAGCTTTCAGTTTTCGCTTACCAGATTCAAAGGTGACTAGCCAGTGAGGATTATTCACCGACGCGACTTTCGTAGAGTCAGCTAAAAACATCACGCGAGTAACATACTGTTGCAAGCTTTTCAGCGCGTCCGTATTCGCACGAGTCGCAGCGTCCTGAGCTTCGTTACGCGCCGCTTCGGCAGCTACAGCTTCGGCGTTAGCCTGCTGTGCTTTCTCATTCGCAGTTGTCGCAACAGCCAACGCACTAGCATTCTCACTAGCTGCATCCAGCGCTTTCTGAGTCGCAAGCGAAACCTGTTCAATCGCCTGGCTATTCATCATCGTGGCAACACTGGCCTGCGCAGCAGCACTACCAGCAGCACGCACACCACGAGACAAGCTGGCATTAATGTCAACCTGAATAGCTTGCGCAGCAGCCAGCTCAGCAGCAGCATCAAGCGCCGACTGAGCAGCACCAGAAGCAGCTGTAATCGCCTGCCCCTGGGCAGTCAGCACTTCACCGTGGTAGCCCACGATCTGGACAAGCTTGGTTTGTACTTCTTGTGCATCGGCTTCAACGTCGATCTGCACACCCTGCGCAGCAGCCAAAGCAGCAGCAGCATCAGAAGCATGCCCCTGCGCTTTCGTGACCTCCGCTTGCCCATCAACCACAGCTTGATCAACAAGAAGCTTCGCGGCCTGCACATCTTGATTGAGCTGGTCAGCCTGATCAGCAGCAGCCAGCGCGTCAGCGGCGTGCCCTAGCGCGCTCGACGCATACCCCTGAGCGGACTCAGCATAGTCCCTAGCCTGGTCAACATACTGCTGACCCTCAAGAACAATCCCCTGAATCGCCTCATTCGCTGCTTGCGCGTCCTGAGCAGCAGCCTCCGCAATCGAAAGAGCATTCTGAGAATGCGACAGGGCGGTCTCACCCAAAGCCTGCGAATTCGCCAAAGCGGTGTCCACAATGTCGAAACCCGGTTGCATGGCCGCTTCAAGATCAGCTTCAATCGGTGACCAAATATCCGGCAATGGTTCCGGCGGTGGAGGAGACTCCTTACCCCAAAACTTGTTCCAAACGTTGCTCACAATGTTGACCGCACCCGTGATCAACCCAGTCACACCATTGATAGCCGTCTCAATAATCGTCGAGCCGATCTCAATGACCCCACCGATGATGACGGAACCTAATTCGACGGCGCCCTCAAGAATCTTGCCAACAAGATTAACCGCCCCACCAAGCAGCCCACCGAGCAGATCAAGAAAGTTAATCTTCAATCCGCCAAAAGAATTATCAATACCGCCCCGCATCGCGAGCTTCGCAGACTCCTCAGTCATAGACTGCAAAGAGGAAATGCTTGCCACATCCTCCGGAGTCGACTTACCCGGATCAATCGCCATGACTACTCACCTCCGCAACATCCTGCTCAGGGCCAGTCACCGCCGCCGGAATGTAGCCTTCCTCCTGAAGCTGCTTAACAACCTCACGCTTCTCAGCAATCGAAAGCCCAGAAATAGACGGTGCAGTTTCCTCCGGAGTAGGAGACTCACCCATCTTCACCCACCGACCAGACCCCGCGTAAAGAGCACTCGACTTCTGTGGCGGTGGAATATATTTGACGGTCTGCTCCTCCGGATGAAAACGAGCACCCGCATCATACAGACGCTTCGACCACTTCCTCGCCCACGCAGGAGGAACCAACATCGGTGCTTGCTCTTCCATGCCGGGCAGCGCGGTCAACATCCAGAGGAACATCTCCTCCGGATCTTCAAGGTTGCATTCATGTTGTAGCGGAATTCCACCTGCCATTTATGTCAGTCCTAACGCAGTTGTCGCTGAAGTCAGCTTTGTAATTTCACGAATAATCCGATCCAAACCAGACTCACCAGAGCGTGGATCACCGAGCTCAATATCCCAGCCCATAGAGTCCCGATCCCAAGCAAAAGTCAGACTAGAGACCTGCTCAACCACCATCTCCCCTTCAGGTAAACCGATGATGGTTGAAGCGATTCGGTCACCTAAGAAGAAGTGGCCCTCGCCGTTGTCCCCGATGAACCACGGCGCACCATCACGCACACTGAGCTGATGAGATACCCGCTCACGTGTATCCCAAAAACCCGCGCGCATCGCAATGATCGACGACAGCGTATAGGCACGATCAGATCCACGAGCAAAATACTCGTCATAATGCGACCAACCAGATTCCATCGACCTGCTCGTCGATTTAATCGACATGAACGCCGCGATCGTATCCTCATAAATTGGCCTAAGCAGAGTGTCTGCGATTGTGCCGGCAGATGGTACGAAGGCGAACGTTCCGATGATGTTGCCGACCAGCTGCACCGCCGCCGAGATACCTTCATTGACACCTGGTGCTGAGTGTCCGCCTCCCACAACCTGTACGGCCTGGGAGGGTTCCCACACAAACTCGGCGGCTTCAACACCTGTAATAGAACCATCACGGTAGGTGACATACGGGCGTTGTGGGACGGTTCCTAGCCAGCCTGCGATGCCGTACTCAGGCACTGTCTCAGGGACAGCGATCATGGAGTCAACGTTGTCGACGCCATTTCCTGCGATCGTGGTAATCGTGTTCCAGATACCAGAGAAGATATTTCCTCCAGCTCCGTGACCGTCTTCTGACCAGCGTCCGGATTTATCGACGATGTCAATCACTAGCGTGCCGTTACGGAGATTCGCAGTTGGATATGGTGGCGGGTCACCGGTCAGCCAGCGCCGAGTCGTGACCATAAGCTCTGCATCTGACAGTGTGTCTTCGGCCATATCATGCCACGTTTTAAATCGCGATGAAGCGATCGTCCACGGCGTTGAATCCAGCAAAAGCGACGACGGCTTGATAACTTTCGACCACGAATTCATATCCCATGAACCAAACCACTGGCTAATGTCCAACGGATCATCCGGCAACGCCCACAAAGAGTTTTCCGTACGGATAAGGTTCATCATCAGCATTGCTTTGAGAACCCACCTTGATGGTCCGGCAAGCATCGACACGCGAGGAAACTGCACAATTGCTGGTAGGAAAGGATTCGACCACATGAGGATACGTTTAACTTCCTCGTAATCCTCCAAGAACGGCATCACCAAAAGGCGCTTACCGTCTTTATCCTTGGTTAGGCGTGCGCGACGAAGGCGACCACCCCACCGCGCACCATCTTTATCCACCGTGACGTGCACATTTTTCTTCCGGCTCTTGTAGTCAAGAACCCACCGAGAAATATGATGATCGGCCGGCAGTACAAGTTCCCCAGCACCGGTGTCGTTCATCTTCCATGAGAAGCTACCGGAAATCTCGCCATGCACTGTGCCAATGAATTTCCAGTCGCCATCCCAGATACGGACTTTAGGTTTTTCCCTGCGCTTCGCAATCCGTTGATCACGTTGGCCTTGAGCTTCCTGCCAAATCTCCTCAAGCCGTTGGTGTGTCTCAGCGTCCAGGCCAAGCGTTGGATCATCAATGAGTACAGACAATTTTATACCTCCCTAGCTTGAATCTCCGCCACGTGGTCGACGCCAATTCCTCGTCATACGAACCATCACTGAGGCACCTGCCTGCCCACCGGACACTTTCACCGGAACTTGAGTTGGCGGGGTATGCGGCGGAATTGGGAAAAGGAATTCGACGCCACCGAAACGGCCAGCAATATTTGAGCCATTCGCAGACACATAGGACTCATTCGCCGGGTAAGTATCAATAGTGAGTGCTTCCCCACTGCCCAAAGTCGGCGTGGTGATAACGCGGTCGTGCCACTGATCATCCCGCCACGAAAAATCAGGCAAAGACCACTTTCCCGGCGCGTCACACACCCAAAGTGGGTATAGCCAAGTATCAGTCGGATTCGTCACTGTGACAAAACCAGAGCTATTACCGTTCGTGGATGTGAAGCCTGATGCTTCCGCTTCACCAACCCAGCGTGGCCACCCAGCACGAGCCTGCACAACCAAACGTGTGTAGTGATCCTCACCGGGGTCAGTAGTGCGAACATTCACCGGAGTGTCAGTCAACCTGAGCTTCAGCTCGCGCTGACCAGACTCACTGATTGCCACGAGTGAAAACTCACTATCAGGATCACCTAGATCATTTCTGAAAAGGGAATCTGCGTGCGCCCACTCTGCATAGGTTTCACCACGAATACCGATCGGCAGGATCACATCCAGCGGCTCAGTGCGGAACCCCACATAGGTGGCACCCTCCTGGAAAGCCCCTTGCATCCATACGGATTTGATTGGCGCTTCCCATAAACCATCGGCACCTTCTAACAGGGCTACGCCTTCAGCCCCGGCGCTTGCACCGTGGATGTGCCACACCCTGCCGGTGGAAGAATGCAACTGCAAATCCACGCTATCCTCCCATCATTTGTAGGGTTTTCACCATCATGTCAGCCTTAATTCGGCGACTTACTTCACCAGCATCGACACCATGAATGTTGAACGTCGTACCACCATCAACAGCACGTGCAACCTGCTGGCCTGCGTTGATGCGCTCAAGGAGCCCACGGTTGCGTTGAGCGGCTTCCGCGTTGACCACGAACTCCTGATCAGAAACACGAATCAAGCCAAGGTCATCACGAGGGCCACCAGGGGCAGACACCGAGCCACCGTCTTTAAACGCTGGAATGTTTTTCAGCATCTCAGTCACCGCAGCGGGTAACACTGAAGGTGCTGGTCGGTTTCCTACTACCGCCAGCAGGATGTCATCGAGTGCGCCCTGCATACCCGCCACTGTTGAAGCGCGCTTCGGGCCGTCAGCGACTACCTTTTCCTTAACTTCAGAACCTAAGGTTCCATCTTCTCGGACTTCATAGCGCTTGCCCTCCTTCACCTCAGCTAGATCCTTTTCAAGATCCGTGATCTTGCGTTCAGCTTTTTGGACGGCAAGGTTTGCGGACTCCCGAGATGACGCCGACGCGGTGGATTTCAGCTCCGACACTTTCATCTTTTTGATCCTCAGGTCGTCTTCTGCGTCCTTGAGGTCTTGTTCGAGTTTCGCAACTTTTTCTTCGTCCACCTTGGTGATGGTGCGCTCTTCCTCCAAGGTTGTCGCATCGACCCACTCACCAAAGGCGTTTAGGAACCCTGGGGAGTCGGATAGTCCAAATACTCCGAGTGCGTCAGAAACCTGTCCGGAGACCGCTTCTTGAGCAGTCAGACCAGCCAGCTCCGACCACGTCTTAGGTGATTTAGCTGCAGACCCACCGGAGGATGAAGAATACCCACTACTACCTGACCACTGGGCGCCTGGATCGTATTCTAAAGATTCATAATCAGAATCAGAATCAGCCCCGCCAGATAACTTTAAGTGGGCGTGATCTGTGTACTGCGGGTGATCAGCAGGGGCTGCACCGCCACCAATCTGACCATTACCACGACCACCACCCATCTCAACGTTTACTCCATCGATGGTGCCAGATGTGTGTCCACCCCATGGCCCACCATTGAACCAGCCCAGATTAAAATCACCTGGGCCGCCCAGGCCTGGCGAAAAGCCCATAGAAGCCAGAGCTTCACGCTGATTTCCAGTAGCAAAACGAGCAGCAAATGGAGCTAGCCCAACCGCAAAACGAGCCAGCGCAGCCATAGCGCCAGAACAGTCTCCCCAGTTAATCCCAGCCCACTGGTACAGCGCCCCTTCAAGGGAACGGGAGGCAACGTAACCATCGACGGTCTCGCCACGAGCAAACCGCAGGATAGAATTAGCCGGTTTGCCTAACTGTCCACCGTCTTCCAACTTCTGCAGATGATGAACACTCGGATCGTTGCGGTTAATTAGCTGCAATGCACGGTCGTATTTGGCAGACGATCGACCGTTAATAACCCACTCGTTTCTATCCAGTCGGGCGATTGGTGCCCCACCGGAATCCACTGCGAGAAAACCGTCGGTGATTTCAGTACCGGGACCAGACGACGGCAGACGATAACCTTGATGTCGAGCGCCACCGGCATAGGCTGGAATCCTGCCACCGGTATGCCATGAACTGCCGCCACCCCGGCCAGAAAAACCAGAAGTGAACACAGTGGTGGCCGTGATCGTGACCGTCTTATCTTTCAGCTCATTCATCTTTAGTTTGGACTGGTCAACAGCGTTAAACAGTGGTTGACCGTTTGCGTCCAAAGTAGGTTTACCTGACGTATCAGCCCCAAGAGCTGCAAGCATTCCATGTGAAGTGCTGATGCCAGCATTGAAAAGATCACGCTGCAGATCGGCAGTAGGCACCGCAGATAGCCCAGTCAGATAATCCAACTGTCCCTGCGACAAATCCACACCAGCTAGCAGGTCATCAATAATTAGCTTGGCCTGCGGTGTTGACTCCTGAATGTTCAAAGCGTCAAGAATCGCCTGTGCATTAGCAGCCGATCCCTCAAGCACATCAGTGTTGAGCAACACCTCAGGAGATACCTCAAGGCCATCAAGATCAGACATCATCAGAATAAGATCAGCGAGCTTACCCTGAGCATCCTCAGCCTCCGCAGAAACTAGAACGTTCTTAGACCCTGGGATGTTTTCAACCTCAAAGCCAGCATCCTGCAGCGCAGCCTTGGCATCGTCTGTCAGAGCGGATAGCTTCACTTCCTGCCCCGGAGGAATCCCCTCCATAGCAGCCCATACTTCACCAAGCTCTGTAACAGCTTCGTCCGCACCGCTCAGTGCAAGCGCCACCTCCATCTCGCGAGGCAGCAGGCCATAAGTGCGAACAAGCTCCTGCATCTTCTCATCGGTCAAGCCGAACTCAGACTGCAGAGCAGACAGGGCAGGTGCCATGTCATTAAACGCCTGCTGAGTGTCACCACCGTTGACTGCAACATTCTGCAGCTCACCACGCAGATTAGTCAGCGTGCTAGAAAGATCACGCGCCCCCTCATTAGTGGGGTCGAGCTTGCCCTCCATATTAAAGAGAGCGTCACCCATCTGCTCAAAAGGACGCTCCGCACCAGTAGCAGCTTTCACGATTTCATCGACCGCTTCGGCTGCATCCATCATGGCCTGCTCGGCATCCTTTGGAGCCAGTCCCATAGCTTGCATGAGGGATTCAAGCGCACCGAGTTTATCGTTCGCGTTGCTTGAAGAATCTGCCAAAACATCAATCGCAGACGCAGCCTGCGCCACAGCGGGATCTAGCTCACGAGCGTCCTTGGTGGTCTGCTCAATAACTGAGCGCGCACCCTCAAGCTGGTCTGCTGCAATATCACTCGAACCGCCAGTCTCCCGAAGATGGCTAATCAATGCGTTATATTCGGGGCCACCTTCAGCAACTACCTTATTGAGATCATCGACAGGAATGCCTAAATCTTTCATGGCAGTCTCAAGCTCGCTAGATGCCGATTTCACATCCGCCATTTGCTGGCGATGATCCTGCCACGCGCTGGTATTAAACAGGCGGTCATACCATGCGGTATCGCCTGTGCCGATCTGTCCAATCCAGTTGTCTAGCGCTTTGCCTTGCTCGGTGAAAGCCGCAAGCTCATTTCCTGCGACACGAGCAGCAGCAGCTAAAGCCTGCTCATTCAATACGCCAGTAGTGCCAGCTACTGCAGACCGCAACTCAGCTTGTGCGGAAGCGGAATCACGAGCAGCTGCAGCCATAGCCTCTTGAGCTACCTCAGCTTTTTGGTTCGCCTGAACAATGCCAGTAACCACCACGCCAGCAGCAGCCAGCCCAGCGCCCCACGGGCCACCAAACAGGTTAAGAACGCCACTAGCAGCACCTTTTAGTCCACTGAACCCAGCAGAAAGGAACGACGTAGTGCGGTTGAGCTTCCCGCCCTCCACAGAAGCATTATTAAGCGCTGTTCCCATCTCGGAGAATGTCTTATTGCTCGACATTCCCATCGCCTGAGTGACAGCTTCAAATGTGGAAATCTCACGACCTGTCGACGCGTAGTACGCCTTCAAGTCTTTCACTGTGGCACCCCATTCAGAGGTGGTTTTCTGCATTGGCGATGTTAGACCGGAAATCTTTTCCAACACATTAGGGATAGTTTTAAAGCCTGCGTATGCAGCGACCGCAGCCATCACAATCGACGGATGATCATTCATCAGGCCCGTGATCATCTCAAGCGGTGGTGTAGCCAGCTTCGCAGCCGCACCAATCCCCTCAAGACCTACCAAAGCGAGCTGCCACGACCCGACACCCAGCGCAGCAGATGCCTTCGCAATAGCACTACCGGCAGACATCATGACCGGGGCAAGCTCACGTCCCGCACCCACAACGTCTTTGATGACAACGCCAGTCTGAGCAAGTAATGATTGCACCTGATCAGAGCCACGGAACGCATTAAACGCTTCAACCGAAGAGTTCTTGAAAGCAATCAGGCCAGGAACCGCTGTGCCCTGCAACCACTCAGAGGTAGATGCAGCCAAAGGCTTCAGACGAGCATTTACATCGTCCAATAGCCCGGTGACACTACCAAACCCCTGCTTAGACAGATCAAAGAAAGGTTCAAGGGCAGTCGCACCAACACGTCCAAGCGCAGCACCCATATTGGCAAGCGCACCTTGGAAGGTGTTACCTGCTTCCAGCGCTGCACCACCAACCCCTTTTCAAGGGCGTTTTGGAAAGTCTCAAAGCTGATCTTGCCTTCAGATGCCATTTTGGATGCTTCTTCAGCGGTGACGCCCATCTCCGAAGCAACCATCTGCAAAATAGGGATACCAGCGTCCATCAACTGGTTCGCAACATCCATTTGCATTTTGTTTGACGTAGCAACTTTATTGATAATGGAACCCATATCGGACATCTCCATGCCCGCAATGGTGGCAGCGTCACCCGTCAGCTTCAGTGTGCGCTCAAGTTCCTGACCAGGCTTAATACCAGCGGCCACGGCAGAAGCCGCAACACCCGCTGCAGCGTCCAAACCAAACGCAGTACCAGACACTGAAGCAAGCGCGTTGTCCATAATGGACTGGACCGACTGTGCATCATGCCCCAAGCCTTTAAGACTTGCCTGGGCATTCTCGATGCCCGTCAAGCGTCCCATGCCCTTACCAATGGCAGTGGCGATCACGCCACCAGCAGCAAGACCAGCACCAGCAACCGTGGCCTTAAGCGTTGTCCCTAAAGCGGAAGAAAGTTTTCCGCCCATAGATTTGCCAGAGCGTTCAGCAACCGGATCAAGACCATCCAACGCCTTAGACACGCCAGGGGTAATCTTGCTCACTTCTGGCAAAATGCTGATATATCCCACGCCTAATTCAGCCACGGCAACCCCCTTTTAAACACGGAAAACCCCGACTGGATTCCTCTCCAATCGGGGCACTACAACCTCTTGAGACCTACTGGTCTCCCCTCTCACGCCTCATCGACGCAGCAACATCACGCGATTCAGCCTCACTAACACGCCTCGGACTATCCCCACCACCTGCGCCATCAATAAGCGTCGACAGTAAACGAGGCAGACGATCCTCAGACCCAGCCTGTGCATACGCGATATCCCACAAAGCATCATGCAGAGACATTAGAAGCTGATTCTCAACTCGCATCAGCTCTTTCTTACGGGTAGCTTTCTCCGCAGCTTCCGGCGCAACCTTCCGCCAAAAATTCGACTCCGAACCCAACGACCCCATAAAAGCCCGCAGGTCAGTCCACATCAACGAACGCCCAACCTCAGACAGCGACCTCCCCACCGCCATAAGGTCAGCCCTGAGAGCGTCAGCTACTCCTGGGTCTCCGAAGACGACGTGGTGGAGCCTTCGGATTCCCCCGGCTTCACCCCAGACAGCTTCTCCCACTCCTTAGCGATCTCACTGATATAGCGAGGCAACAGCTTGTCAATCGCATCAGTCTTCGCCTTGGTGTCATTGAAAAACTTCAGAAAGTAGCGATTCAGCTCAACCGGATTGTTATTCGGGCTGACATTGATCAGGTGACTAAACTTATTGATCCGTGCCAGTGCCTCATCCACAGCACCTTCATCTAGGGCACCCTGCTTCTGAAGCTCTGCAAGCTCACGCTCAGCAACCTGAAGAGACGCCGCGTTCAGCACGTCAGTCGTGCGCAGCTTCGCCAAACCCTCATTCATCGCCTGCACCTGATTAGGCGACCAGCAATCCATAGGAGGCAAAGAAATTGTCACAAACTTATCTTTCCCAGTAGGGATTTCAAACTCAATATCTTCAAACGCATCAATGCGAATAGCCATGTGGACCAGGCCCCTTTCAAAAAATTTATTGTGCAGACCGGGCAAACGTTTATGGCCCTCCCGGCAAAAGCGGGCGGCCCGGTCCAATGGAAAACAAAAATCCCGAAATCTTGCCGGGAGAGAAATGGTGGCAGCATTTATATCCCCCGCTGCCAGGCCCCGGGGTTTAGTACTCAGGCCACCACGTAGGCAGACCAGAGGCTTTTCAGCCTTCACCGCCAGAAACCAGTGGGGCACCGTCGTCGCGGTACTCCACAACGTTTCCACCGCGTAGCTCCGTCGAAACTGGAGGGAAGGTTTTAATAGTCACTGTGCGCTTAGTGGTCGCACCGTGCGCATCAGGCGTAGTAGTCACGCTGGTTACACGACCACGCTCAACCACATAAGTTTTCTTCTTCGACCCATACGCAGTACGCGCAACGAAAGAAGAAATAGGAAGCTGCTCATCAGTGTGATAAATAACGCGCTTAGTGCCATCAGAGCTGGTTGCTTCAGTTTTTACAACATTCGCGTCACCAAATGACGTCTTCAGTACTGCGTCATTGTCATCCTCAAGCAGAGTGATTTCGATCGTCTCGTCATACTCAGTCTGAAGGTCGATGAAGGTGCCACCACCGAACATCTTCTCGTCAGTAGACGTACGATTTTGAGTGATGTTCACGCCATCAGGTCCGACCGCACCATGGTCCTCAAACTCAGATCCTGGAAGAGCAGTGGCATCAGTAGGGAGTGTGGCACCAATTGGGCCACGATAGAAAACGCCACCATCAATAGGTGGACGACCAACAAAAGCATTCATGACATTAACGGCCATGGGTTTTTCCTTTCAGAATTTCGTGGACCGAGCCTGAAAGAACGCGGACTACAAGAAGATCTGTAGACCGCCAGTAAATTGGAACCGAACATGATTCGGGTCAGGGGAATCAAACGGCTGAAGATTCCAATCCGACGCCGTTAAATTAATTCCATGACTCACAAGGCTCAGCCAAGCGGAATGCACCTGCTCAGCCAACCTCTCCCCCGCTACCTCAGACCCCGCATAAACCTCCACGAGGAAACGCGGCATCGAGGTTCCGAATTCTGGGCGAGCAGAACCAATCCGTGACACAACGACATGCTCAAGGGGGCGCGGGTCAGGAATCTTCGTAGACACCCGCACCCCAGGAAGTGCCTCAGATAATGCTTGAACTGCAATGACTTGGGATGCAGGAGCCGCTGGAAACATCGTCATCCCAACACCCGAATCAGCGTGTTATCGCGACGATTCCGGCCAATTGCAGACCACGTATCCGGATACACAATCCCGCGATAGCGAGACCTGCCCTGCTGATAGGACGCGACAAACCCATCACCCGCTGCAGCAGCAAGGTGTTCGGTATGACGATTCACCAAGTCCTGAGCAATGGGTCCTCGGGCAACTTCTTCCAACCCAGGACGATTAGGTACATACTTCGCCATTCGTGTCCCACCTCGCCCTCAACCAGCCACCGGGGCTAAATGCGGCTTTCACTCGCGTCATGGCCTCATCCTCGAAGCAAATCAACGAGCCACCATCAAACGACAGCGCCGAGCATTCAACTGCGTCCTCAATATTGGAAATGTTCCCAAGGCCGTCATCTTCAATATGGGGACGCTCCACCAAGAGCCAGCTCATGGTTTCACCTCCGACAAATTGACGACCTCAAGTCCTGGATCCCAGCCGAAAGGGTTGAAAGAGTAATTTTCAGGCTTACCGACAACCTCCATGAGGCTGTCACGATCCGGTAACCGCACCGCGTCACGAGCAGAGAAAGCGCCAACCGGGGCTAGGAGTTCGACATCAACCGTGAGACGATCATGGCCAGCGAGCTTCGGCTCATCCGACGAAGGTGATGACCAACCAGCAACCTTTACCGGCGCACTGACCTCAACATCCACCCACACGTCGTTATTAAGCTCGTCGACTTCATGCTGACGCTCACGCCGCACATGCTCCACCTCAAAGCGAAGCAGTCCCTCTCTACCGGATAGGAACAGAGAACGCGCCATGTCGCCACCTCCGCAAAAGCTTCCGGTCAGCACGCGTCAACCACGTCCCCCCATCAGTCGAACCAGACGTCAATTGCACAGTCTGAGAGAAGGGGCCAGCAGAGTTTTGCACACTGTCTAACCCCGTAGGAACATCCCCAGCATTCAGCGCACGAAGCACCATCCGGCGACATACCAACTTCACTCGATCAGGAACCGGATCCGGGATGCCCTTAGTGCAAAACGCCTCAATATGGGCTGTTGCATCCTCGATCAAGTCTTCAGCTTCCAAGGCTTGCACCTCACCAAGCCCCCCGACTCGTTCCTCAATGTCACTTAGAGGAATCAACTGCCTCATCAGTACCTGCCTCCTTACTAGAGTCTGGCACCTCCTTGGACGGTGCAATGGCAGACTCCTCAGCAGTGAGGTGCTTCCCCACCTTCACCCCACGAGGAATAACATCACCCGCTTGAAGCGCTACAGTGCCGGACTTTCCATGCACATGCACCACACCGAAAAGATCACCACGAATCTTCGCCATTAGAGAACCTTCGCAACCATAGAAGCATCAGGGTTCTCAAGGATCGGAAGGACGACCGCGTTAGCACGACCCCAAATGCCGTAAGGGTCATCCTGCTTCAACGTAGCTGCCAAAATTCCCGGAGCCTCAGAAATCGCATATTCCGGTGCAGTCGCCTCGGCGGTACGACCCCACACAGTACGACCAAGCTCAGAAGTACCCGCAGCAGGCAACAGCAACACACTGTCCTGATCGACAAAGTGGCGAGTGGTGCCACCAACATTCAGACGACGATCATAAGTCTGAATGTTACGAAGACCAGCCTCCTGCAAAATGCTGATCACCATCGAATCAGTAACGATCGACGGAGTGGCGAGAGTGCCGACGAGAGCGCTTCGTACCTCTTCAGAACGCTTCAACGCTGCCATTGCAGTACGAGAAATGATCGCATTCTCAGGTGGGACACCGTTGACTGCAATGTAGTCAGTAACCCATGCCTCAATATCCTGCAGAGGAGTAGCTGCTGCAGCATCGGACCACAGGTTAGCGACAGTCTTAGAGTTTCCTGCACGACGCCCCATATCGGCGTTGACCTTGAACCCAAGGTCATTGATCTGAATTCGCCCAGTCTGAATAAGGCTCGCACGAGCCAGCTCCACGCGATCAGAGACCGCACGAGTGACACGCTCAATCACCTTCAGGATGCTCTTCTTCTGAGCAAGCTCGCCGGAGTTAGAGGCAGCCAGAATTGAATCAAGCTCACCGATACGTTCCTTACGGGAAACCGGCGGAAGATCAATAGTGACACGCTCTACATTGTCAGAACCTCCAATTGAAGATTCAGCATCCCACGCACGGTAAGTCGCTGCCTCAGGCAGACCATTATCAGTGCGGTAGAAGCGTACTGAGGTGTCATCCACAGTCTCGTCCGGGAGGAACGCCGCGAGGCTTCCCTTCGCTTCTTGGGATTCCTTTTCCATAAGGGACTTACGCGCAAACGCGAACAGCTCCTCCGGATCAAAAATTTCAGTCCACAGCTGCATTCTTACTCATCACCTTTCACAAGATTAAAAAGACCATTGACGCCAGCAGTCAAAGTTGGCGCCTGATCAGGGAGACGATCCACCAGCACACGACCGTGATCCAGCATCGCTGCCACCACATCTTCACCAGTGTTTGGCTGGTCGGTGAGCAAGAACCCAGCAAGGGTGTCACTCGCCGGGTCAGTCAAAGGCTCATACAGCCCCGCAGTTCCCGCTTTCAGTGGTAGACCTGCCTGCAAGAAACCATCAAACTTCTCAGCAGTGATGGACGTTGCAGCAATAGTGACGGTGCGGGCATTCCCCACACCATGTCGAGACCCAAGCCACGCTTGATCTCCCGATCCAAAAGTTTCAACACGACGGTTGAGATTCATTTCCTTGTTCCTAACTTTTATTCGTTCGGTTTGCCATGCAACAGCTGGTAGAGCTCACTACCCCGATCCGCTGAATGGCTTTGATTGAAGGTCTCGACGGTGGGCTGGAAATTCTTCAGCACCTGCACCGACGCCGCTTTCAGCGCATCTCGGAATCCCTCATCTTCAGGATCAAGTTCCGACACGCTCTGCTCAAACGACTTCGAGTCCAGGAGAGCACCGATCTCTCGGGCATCAGCGTCAAGACCAATCAGTCCACGAAATACCGCGTTCTCCTTACGCTCCGCCGCGGCTTCAGCTTTGGCCTGCGCAACATCATCGCTGGTTGGGCGTGCAGCAAGCTCAGACTGCACAGCTTCAAGGTCTTTCAGGTTCTTCCGTGCGCGGTCTTCCCACTTACGAGCATGAGACTTCCACGCATCTTCGCCCTTCGGAGAATCGCCAGAACCGGACTCTTCCTCTTCTGACCCCTTGCCAGCGTCATCTGACTTTCCGCCATCAGAATCACCAGAATCGGAGCTACCGACCCCACCTGCCTGACCACCATCAGCACCTTCAATGAAGCGGAGCCATGGACGATGATTTTTCGTAAACATAAATTGCACTTCTTCCTCATGCATTTCCGCATGGACTCTTCGCCCACACTTTGCAGCGCGGGCATGAAAAAACCACCCAAGAACCCCCTGGGTGGATAACCGTTTCTACTTCTTTAACTGCCTCATCGCGGCAGTAACCTTCGCCATCGTGATCGGCCCCTCAATAAGCCGAACCGCAGCATCGTATTCCTCCTGGTACTGCGATGTCCGGTCAGGCAAACTCAACGACAAGCCACCACCAGAGGGAGCGACAACGCACCTGCAATGGTCGTGATATTTCTCAGCATGTTTTTGCTCACCACGGATACGCCCAGCTTTCAATCGACGTCCACGGAACTTACCCGTCGTGCCCACATAATGATTCTCCCGCCCTGACATACCGACACCGCTTGCGCGGGCTGCACTGCCATAAACCGCGCCACGGGAGGCCAGCACCTTACAGAATTCACACACGTCACCATCACCGCGTGTCACACGAGCCCACCGCATGCTATTCGCCTCAGCGAACGCTTTCACAGTGTCACGTTCAGCACCAAACACGTGCTGTTGGACAACGCTTGACAACCGCAACAACGTATTCCCAGTGCCAGTAAAAAGTGGTGCTGTACCCCAACTAACCTGCTTGGTGAGCTGTTCAATGGACGGTGTGCCACTGGCAACCTGTGGGACACGCTCCGGCATTAGTTCATCGAGCCAACCTTCAGTCAACAGTGCAGCATCACCGCCGAACGTGGCGACAATATCGGCAACAGCTTCCTCAAGATAGCGTTGCGCCATCCGAGGATCCATCTCCAACGACCGTTGAAACACCGCCGACAAATCCCGCATCGCAAGATCATTGACCCAGTTAAGTTGATTCCTCAGCGTTCCCCAATCCACCGTCCGAATCGCCGTCGTCATTTAAGCCTCCTCCAACGAAGAAGCCCTACTCTCAACAGGAACCGCACCAGTGAACTCAATACCCGACAAGCCCACACGATCAGCAGCACCTTCAGGATCGACACCAGCACGAATCAACGCACCAAGCGCATCGGCCTGCGCCTTCACCTGACTGTAATCCGTCTCAGGCGCCCCCGAGGAGATCTCTGCAGGTTGCCCAGCGGCAGCTTGCGCCACCATTGTCCGATACGATGCCCTACGCTCGTCAGCCTCCAAGCGCCGGATCTCAGAAGGCGACAACCCAGCACGCTCACGGGCCACACGAGATGACCCCGGCAACACACCAGCACCAATCATCTTCGTCGACGCATCAGCATCAGCCGCCTTCGTTGGCGACGACGCATCCCGCCACTGAGGATCCACCCCTAGGAACGCACGCCGGTCAATCTCAGACGACAGACCCCCACCTGATTCAAACATTGAATACAAAAGCATCCCAATGTTCGTCAAATCCGGGTTGGCAAGCTCCTGCATATTCTCCACCGAACGCACCAACCGCTCCTGCCACGCACGCAACGAATCACCAGACGGCAAGTTAGCAGTCTCGAAACCCAAATACGCAGCAGGAATACCCGTAGCCCCAGACAACTTCTGCGAATAAACCTTCAGCTGCTCCATAAACGGAGTAGGAGGCGCAGTCGCAAACTCCCCCACCTTAACCTCAGGGTCCCCCGGCTCCGGAGGTGGGAACATCAACATCTGATCCGCAGCAGCTCTCATCCGAGCTTCTTTTTTCTCTTCAGCTGTGGAATCCTCATCCAGACCGAAAAGCTCCATGTCCGCGTTCAACGCCCACCGCTTCGGCATAATGTAATACTCGCGGTTGATTTCCATCCCCAACATCGTACGAACCGCAGCATGAGTGTAATAAGTAACCGCAGGAGTAATCTCCGAACGCCCCTGCCACTTATTAGGCGACAAACGGTTACGCATCCTAGACATCGCAATCATATGACCAGGAATCTTCAACCGGCCAATAACCCGAGACCTACTCCAACGATGCTCATACACCACAGTCTCACCAGGAAGATACAAAAACTCCCAGTAAGTACCCTCATTCCAAGACGTTTCAGTACGCCGATAACCGGCAACCGGACGACCCCGCAAAGGATCCCACAACACAGTCGCATTCGACGGATGAGCCGCAGACATAACCGGCGACTCATCCCTATCAAGCTGATCAACAGACAGAAACGCAACTCCGCAAGTCATCGCATCTAACGTTGATTCAGAAACCGCCAATGCCGCTTTCGATTCCGTGAAAACATCATCCATCCCCAGACGACCGTCATCAGCCCAACCCTGAAACTGCAGGCGCTCATGACGGATATCCACGACCGTCTTAGGCCAATCCGAAACGACACCAATATTCGCCAAGCTAGGAGGAACCGCAATCTCCAAATTCCGCACTTTAGCGGTGCCGTCATACAACGCTGATTTCAGCCTATTCCGATACCGATTTCTCGAAACCTGAGCACGAGCCGCCTCAAGCAAGCTTTTCTCAGCAAGCAAATTCTGTGCCGAATTAACCAAACTCAAAAGAACGACCCCCTCTTCCTCTTCGCTCGACGCGAACCAATACCAGCCGCAATCGCATCCAAACACGCCTTATACGCCAACATCGACGCATACGTCGCATCAATCTTGTCCGGAGACTTCGGAAACTCCTTGTACAACAAATACCCAGACCTAGTGGCACGACGACGAGCATTCATGAAATGCCGAAGCAACGCCGACGACTGAGACATCGAAATCTCCCCCGCCACAATCGCCTGCCTCAACAACTCCACCATCTCCGACACCCGTGAATCCTTGCCACGAGGCCATGCAGCAATAGGCTCAGAACGAGAAGCTCTTACACGCAAACGCCTGTGATACTTCGCTTCCCAATTGGCGACCTGGCCAGACCATCCAGACGGATCCGCATAAAACCCGACCACGTTAAAACGTTGAAAACAGTCCTCCACACGACTATCAACGTCGAGAACGTTCGGCTGCCAATCCTGACTGTCATTCGGGCCGGCCTCCCACACCCCAACCTCAAAAAGGTGCTTATCCGATACCCTCATCCCCACAAGGGCAGTCGCATCAGCTTTACCACGCACACGACCACGCGAACCATCAAAACCAAGCACAATCGTGTCACCATCATCAATCCGCTTAGCAGGGTCAATGATGGCGCGCATCTCAGGCTGAGAAACATAAGCATCAGCAGCCTGCGTAATCTGATTCAAAAAATACTGACGGGCATGCTGGGGGTTCATCCGAGGATTCAAAATGTCATCGATGATTGGCTCCAAATCACGCCAACCACCATTCTCCATCGCAGAATCCCCATAGGTATAAAGCAAGCCCTCACGCAAAGACTGCCGATCAGCCAGATCAGTTTCCGCCGGGGCTTCACGATGATCCACAAGAATATTAGACACTTTCGTCTTGCCCTCCGCCATCATCTCCGCAATCTTGAACGACTCTTCAGCCACAGAGTTCGACCCAGGAACATAACTATTCGGCGTCTCCAACGAACGTCCACCAGTACCTGAAAGGTTCCTGCGTACAACCTCAGCCAAATGCCGAGACTGTGCATTATCCCAGGATTCAGTCTGATCCAACGCCACAAACACAGGACGCTGCCCCTCTTTAGATCGATCAGCGGAAGTAATGTACTCCATCCGACCGCGAGGCAAAGCCACGAAACTATCCAAAGGATCAACATCGTAATAATCCATCACTGGACCCAAACGAATCATTTCCAGCATCGGGTTAAAAGCATTCAAAGCCTGGTTCTCTTCGGTCGCCGCGAACTGCACGAGCGGTGTCATCACCTCAAGCCACGGCTTCCCCACTGGGCGCCCGTTAGCATCCCAACCATCGAACAACGCAGGCCCAAGACCCTCCCCGATACCAATCGCACCAGTGATCGGCGACTTACCCCATTTCTTCGCCCTCGATAAAATCGCCGAGCGATAAACAAACCTGCCAGTACGAGGATCCAGGCGGTAAAAGTCCAAGATGAACTGTGCTTGCTCATTCGTGAGCACCAGGGGCTCATACTCGCCACGATCAGGTCGAGCCAGCATCTCCGAGTACCACGAAAGCATTTCCCAACCCAAGGTCGGAAATTCTCCGGGATACTCAGGCTTCCAAGGCAACCAAAATCACCCCTTCAACTAATCCACGGCCTTCAACCCCTCATACGGGCCACGCCTATCCGCGCCAGCCGTAGACGACCTACGACGAGTCTCAGCTTCATCAGCCTGAGCAAACACAATCTTCAGGCGGGCACGATCCTCCGGAGTCGCACCAAACTTCGCAGCACGAATCCGCAACTCAGCCGCAGCCTTCGTATCTCCGCTCCAATGACGCGCATGCACCAGGGCCGTATCTAAAAGCTCTGACCAATCATTGTCCGTAAAATCACGAGCCAACGGCGACTGCGCCCACATCTCCCACCAACGCTTAGTAGCAGCCGGCCACACGAATCTGCGTTTTTTCTGATTACCTTCCTCATCAGTTTCAGTGACGTAAAAGGTTGGCAACGCAGGCTGGTCAGTGGGATTGATTTGAATAACCTTCTGGCTATCCTGACGCTTCTTACGGTTACTTGCCCTGCTTAATCGTGCGGGGTCTTTAGGAGGTGGGCCTACTCCTGCCATGTAAATCCCCCCTTCCCTCATGTTCCACTTTCAAGATTGAAAAGGGGATACCAATAATACTATTGAGCTGGGCTGTTAATGATTCGGAATTTATAGTTCTCAAAATCGCCAGACTATTGCAGACATTTAGCGCCATTGCTTTCCGCGAAATCTTTTGCCTGGTCGGAGGGGTCTCCCCCTGGGTCTATAAGTAAAGCCCGATCAATTGGAGAACTTTCACACACCTTTACCTATTGATTGGGTTTTGGTTCAAACGAGTCCCGGATGACGCTCCACAGGGAACAGTCCTCGTGCTTTGCGGACTGCTCGTGCTTCTGCGGCTTCGCGTTGTGTTTCTGCCTTGTGACATGCTGAGCACACTGCGCGTTTGTTTGCGTCCCGCCAGTAGTTCGAATTCCTTGAGTTGTCAATATGGTCCACTTCGGTGGCGACACCTGTGCATCGTGGGCCACTGATCTGGCATCGGTAATCATCACGGCTGAGGATTCGTTCGCGTTCTTTGCTGGTTGTGTGTGGCTTATTGCCGTTCTCCCACGCCATGACTATTCACCACCAAGATTGTCTAACACGGACTGCACGACCAGGCCTTGCTGCGCGAACGCAAGGTCAGCAACTTTATCCCATGCGCTGATCGGATTGTCAGGGTCATTGAGGTTGATCCACACCTCACTGAACACCTGATCGCCTTCATCATTCAACCCTGAAACCATGCAGAACATTCGGTCAGGTGCATGTACTCCCGAGTGCTGCACTGCCGCATCGACCAGTGATTGCGTCTGATTATCCATCAAGTACCTCCCCTCTTTCCCCAATGAAAAACTCCCAGCATCCAAAGAGTGCTGGGAGTTTAAATATTTTATTGTCACTACCCATAAAGATGGTATTCAAAAGTGGTTACGTTTGCCGGATTTACATATACAGTGATTCGGTCATCTCCGAACCTGAACCAATTTCCGGAAACTAGTGCCTCTGTCACACCTTTAATGCCAGCCCCACTAACCTGTTGACTAATGGAACGCCCGTCAACTAAGTGAACTGTTGCTGCATACACTTCAGCCATTATTGGAACTCCGTTTCTACCCAAGGGCGCACTGTTGTGAACCTATAGGAAGTATAAGTGAAGCCCTACATGGAGGGTGCCTCAATTGGTTTCCTTTGTGCGAGGAGTGCTTTTCGACGTCGCTGGTGCGCGTACCCGTATCCACGTTTGGTGGAGCTTGCCTTTTGGCCCATCGGCTTCGCCTCCCCGATTATTCAGTTTTTAAAGTTTGAGCAACGTTAGCTTCAGAAAACTGCACCCAATGTATAACAATCAGATAACGAAATGAACTTAACCAGCTCCATAAATTATGTAGATTGCGCAGATTATGTCGGTTACAGATTTAATTTAACTCCACATGCATCAATATCACTACATGTAGTCAATCAAACTTCTTTACATGCAGTTATTTAAATTAACCCACTACATATAGTGGGTTACCGCCGATGTCCGGGGTGTTCGCTAAAGTATTACTCGCAGCACTTAGTTGTTGTATCCGCTAAGGTCCCCAGGCCTAATTAACGGGCCGCCTTGTCGGGGCCACATAGTGGAGAAAGGCTAGCCTTTGTATAAGGAAAAAGAACACGATCCCCATCAGAACACCAAGATAACCAAAGTGATTCTAATAGGGACCGTAACAACGCTTCTAGGCTTGTTAACTGAAAAGGGTTTTGATTATGTGTGGCAGCACGTAATCACCTTGCTTCACTAACCGCTAGAGGTCTGATGCAGGGATCTTGATTTACAGTCGGGGTCCCTGCATCTTTTTGCTTTATCAGCTGATAAACACAGTATCGCGAAATGTTGCATGACAGCAACCCCATAGAAATGGATCAAACCGTATGGGACTGCATCAAACTGTATAGGACTGTTTCTTCGAATTTAGTTTTTAAAGTTTGAGCGCCGTTGGATCAGGTGGCGCAGAACCTGAGCTATTTTTGTCCACCTTGTTGCAAGAACTCTGGGTCTATTCCTGGATCTGTAGGTTCCGGTAATGATTCCCACTCATATGCCGAGAATACGATTCTAAATGTTAAAAAGAAGCACTCCAGTATTACGAAAACTGCAATCGCAAAAGTAATGCGAACCCATTGATGCTCAACCCAAATAACTGCAATCGCACACCAAAGAGCTGCAACCATCACTGAATACAGCAAGTAAAAGAGCATGTTTCTTGCTATATGCCCATATTCTTTAAGTACCATTTCTTTGTACTTTCCGTTGAGTGAAAGCACAGAAAGACCAGCAAATGACAATCCGCTGGCTACCCCACCTACTGCAGCCACATTCGTCAGCGCCGTACTAATTAGCGTCGATTTTGCATCCCAAGAAAAGAAACCTATAGCGACAGAGAGGCTGAAGAATACGATTACCGATAAAGTTATCTGTGTAACAAATTTTTGCATTTTCACTCCGGCGTCTTGCTAAGTTAGGTTAACCACTCACCTAAGTGTGTACAGTTCCTGCATATCCTGGTTTGCTGCAGCCACCAAAGCAAGAAAAGCGTTATTTTCTTCAATGACTTTCACATTATCCGATGTTTGCTCTAAGGGGAGCGTTCTCTTTCGGGTCATTCTGTGCTTTATAAGATCAACCTCAGTAGTTGCTCCAGCTCCATCTACCATTTTAACTTTGGCAGTAGTCGGTTGTCCGTCTGTCGGTGCAGCAAGTTGACCAAATACAGTATCAAACCACTGCAATAGCTCACCTTCATCGGCAACACTACCCTTGTTAGAAACCACTTTGGCCTCAATTTTGATCCTAATCGCATCATAGTTCTTAGGCCCCGCAACTACAGAATCAATTCCAGTGGCATTTGCGACGTTTTTCCCAAAGTCACCACCAAAGGTGAATGCCTTTAGTCCCTTAGCGTTTTTCAACTTCTTCGCTCGCGCAGAATCAATTACAGGAGCTGCAATGAAATGAAAGTCTGGATTCTTTATAACGCCATTGCTTTTTAAGAACGCGGTAATCCATGATGCATATCGCCCTGCGCGACTCGAAGATTGGGACTCTGCAAGAACCGCGATCATATCGCCAAATGGCAAGTGCCAAACAAAGAGATTATCAACAGGGGCCCATCCCTTAGCTACCCCGACAGGCTGTTGCGCCCCAGAGGATTGATTGTGCTGGTTTGGGATGTAGTCTTTATCGGCTGCCAAGACGACTCCATATGAGGCACTTCCTGGAGCTGGAATTTGTGTAAGTGGAAAATTTTGCTGAAGCTCATCAATTACAGGTTGGCTTAGGAGTCGAACTGTTCCTGTGTGAGCGCGCCCTTCAATTGTCAACGGGAATGGTTTAAAACTATTCGCGTTGAAAACTGCATGCCAATTAATTGTTTGGCTTGCTGGCAGCCCAGTTTGCGAATCCACCAAGCGCCAGAACTGAACCGTCCTGGTGATTTTTTTCTTTGCCATGCGTTCTCCATTCTGTGTTTGATACAGAATATGAGAATTAGCTGGCATTTTTCGCAGTATCGGCAGTAACGCTACTCACGTTCATTACGTGAGCCTCGAAACCGACATGATTTTGAGGGGACAATCGATAAAACCCTGTTTACCGCTGGATTACCAGTTAGGATCAAGCCACTCAATGGATTTCGTTGAGTACTCATACACAGAAGGAAAATCGTAATGACTCGCTATTCAGGCACTGCAGATCAGCTATCCAGCTTAAGATCTAGCTTTTGGGGAAGAAATGAAGTTGAAATTCCTAAACAGGTGCCAAACAACACAGTCCAATGGGGCATTCTCACCAAAAGAGCAGTTGAAGGTTTCATCTCACTCCGCCAATTAACAATCAAGGAGGATGGAACAATCTTTCTCCGAAGGGACTCTCAGATCTATTCTGCGGCAGAAGAACTTACTGAATACCAATCTGAATACTCGTTCAACCCCGAACAAGGAATTTCTTTATCCATCAGTCTTAAGGAGATCGGTCGCATCCCCCTTCAGCAGCGAACTCCTCGAAGCGAAGAAGTTGTGGCCGTCGATGAAATAGTTCTAGTGGATTAGAGTGAAAAACCGCACGTTTCCATCTTTCGATGAGCGTGCGGTGTCGTCGCGTCGATCATAACAAATCATCACGCGGACTGTCGAGCAATGAGGTATTCCAGCACCTCAGTGAGTAGATAGCCGTTGGTTCCGTCGTGTCGTGGGTAGGCGCGGATGTTGCCTCGTGCTGTCCAGTCGTGGAGTTGTCGTGGTGAGATTCCGGTGAAGCCGCGGGTGTTGAGTTTCGCGATGATTGCTTTGCTGGATTGTTGGACTTCTGGTCGTGCTGCGATGTCTTTGATCTCGGGGCCTTGTCCGACGATCTTCTCAATGGTTTTGATCCATCGTCGGATTTCTTCATGGAATGAGTCGGCGTCGATCTGCTCTGCGATGTAGAAAGCATGGGTTGCTACCCACCTCGCGAGAGGCCGGCCTCCTTCCTCTTTGCCTGGAAGTGGGGATGCGGTTGTTCGGAGAACGTCACGATAAGCGCGGCACCAGGAGCGCAGCTCTACCGTGATCTCCGCATCAACGCTAATAGCTTTCACATTGGCTGGATCACGTGGTCCTGCTTGTGACCTGATCTTGCTTTCAGTGTTCCCTCCCCCACTAGGTACCTTCGCCTGATCCAACTCGAGGAAGAGGTAGCTGAGGTGGTAGGCGTCTTTCCGAAGTGCGAACTCATCAATCATGTGTCTCTTTCATTATCGACATAGACGGGTGTGCGCCCTGATGCAGCTTGGTGTGCGTAGGTAATCGCTGCTGAATGGTTTGTGAAGCCACGTGATCTCATTGGGTAGTCAATTGGGTTAGCAACCCAGAGCAAGCCATCAGGTCCCCAGAACACGTTGTCTGGGTCTTTCTTCTTTACTTCCCACCGATTCATTGTTTTCCTGCTTCCCGGCGCGGTGGTGCCTTTTGGTTTGGTGTGGTGAGTAGCTTGATGAGGTCGTCGACGGTCATGGTGACCCATTGACTGCCCGGCGCGGTTGTGCCGTGTCTTTTGTGGATGGTGATGCCGGTGTGGGCTTGGTAGTTGGTGGCTTCTGTGTGGGCTTGAGTGGTCCAGGCTGGGAGGCTCATTTTGGTGGTGTTTTTGCATTCGATGGCGATGAGACGGCCGTGGCTGTCTCTGACGTTGGATACGTCGCCTTTGTCGAGAGCGCCGGTTTTTGGCATGCGGTCGATCTCCTGAATGCCCAGTTCCCGTTTCAGGTGGTCCGAAATAAGACGCTCAAACGCAGTGCCAGCCTTCTTAGCGCTTGCCCGTGACCTAGCCATCAACAACCACCGGACTCACACGACGCTTCACCACACGCGCCGGGGTATCCGGCTCCCACAAGCTGGCAAAGTACTCAGCCCTCTCTTTCGTTGGAAACCACTTCGCGGCCTCCTCCAATGAGTTACCCGTATTCAGAGTGACCATGAAAATCCACCTACCGCTCATGAACACCTGGACGCTCCACACGTACTTCTCTTCCGAAATGGCGTGTACTGACTTCCAGGCGAGGCCACTGTCCCAGTCCGGACCTTTCAATATCTGCTTAGCCTGGGCGATAACGTCAGTCATCGTGTTTCTCCTTCGTCGTAGACAGCTTCACTCGGTGGGCCAGAGACTTGGATGACCGTGCCATAGCTAGGTGGCATTGGTGGCTTAGTCTCCATCCACTCAGTCACCCCATTGATTGATCCATCACTGGGTGATCGGAAAACAATTCGGTAAAGGGTGATTTCTTCCTTCTTGGCTTCCTGCACAATGTTTTCAAGGTGCTTGATCGTTTCTCGGTGCCCTACCGCGGCAACGTGTTGGCAGCTCTTTTGGCATCTGTCAGCACGATCTTGAAGAAACTCAATGAGCTCTTCAATGGATTCACGCATGGCTACTCACCCTTCTCGTACATGCGGTTTCGTGCTGTCATCAGGGAGGCGATCATGTGGTCAATTTGGTCGGCGCGGATAGCCACAAGGTCGTCGCTGTCTGACGCTGCTTGGACGTGTGGTGTGATCTGGGGGTTGCCGAAAATCACGACATGAGGGATTGAATGCACGGTTTTTGGGAATCGTGCCCCAACCCCTCCCCCTTCCACTATGGATCCGTTACTCTCTACATCAGGTAGGTCTGGCATGAGTAAACCAGCTTCAGCGAGGGCCTGGGCAGCGTCTGTGGCAGTGCGCCCCAGAATGATCTCCGCTGCGCGTTCTTGATTAGTCATTGGTTTCCTCCAGGATTTTGATGATGGCACTAGCCGTTTCACGAAAAGCGACCGCAGAGCTGAAAGCACCATTCGTTTGCGCGTTGGTTGCTCTCACCCCAACTTTCGATGCCAGAAGTGCCATTTCTTCTCGCAGTTTTTGTAGCTCCGCTTCCCTAGTGATCAGCTGGTCAAGTAACGCAGGAGCGGATGCAACCAGCTCCATATCCGCACGGTTGTCCGTGAGTGGTTTGTAATCAGGCTCCGGGTTGGATAGGACAAACTCATTGTCTGATGCCATGTAAGCAATTTCTTCCTCCCATTCATCCTCTGCGTACCAGGGACACTCTTCAAGTAAGCGACCTCTCCACCCTGCCCTGAGAATGTCATGCTTAGTTGCTTCCCACGGGCCTGGGGTGGTGCCCTCTTTCAGGGCTTCTAACTGCTCAATGGTGAATGTCATTGCTGGTTTCCTTCTTCGTCGTATAGAGGTAGGCCGTCTAGTTCGTCTCCCCAACTCTCGGTAGCGTCCATGCCTGCGCCTTCGGGGTAGTCCCAGAAGGTTCCGCATATATCGCACGTCCAGCCATCACCGTCGTGCTCAAGGCGTTGCATGTCGCACTTGGGTCCGTCACACCACACATCGACGTGGTAGGTCATTGATGGTGGTTTGGTGTATCTGAGCTTTGGGGTGGTCATCTGCTTTCACTTTCTGGGGTTTTGAGGATCCCTCCGGGTGCAGGGAATCTTTCAGGGAAAGGTGTAAGTGGTGGTCTTGCGACTGCGTTGAGGGTTGCTTTTACGAGTGCCGCTGATTGGCATAGGTCGTAGAGTGCTCTGTGGGGTTTGAGGTCCCAGCGTCCTAGGTACTCGAGCATGTCCAAGACCAAAAGTGTTTGCTGGTCGTTGATGTTGGTGAAGTCGTACAGGCTGGTGGATGCCAGCAACACTGAGGTGGCGTCGAGGCTGCGGTAGTGGAACAATCTGTGCAAATTCGGCATGTGGTGGTCTAACCACATGCGATCAAACGTGATTGATGATCCCAGCATTGGGAGCTTGTTTGCTCCTGCTTCGAGGATCCACGCAGACGCCTCAGCTTCTACTTGCCTAAGCGGTTGAGTGTGACCTGTCTTCAAGTTTTCCCAGAGGCCTGATTCTTCATGCATCACCTCCACCACAGGAGCTGACACAATCGCTTCCTTTTCGACCAGCTCATTGGTGAGCCACGACCGTGCTTTTATCGGCATGAGGTCTGCGTCGAAAATGATGATGCCCACTTCAAGGATCACTCCTGAGTGGGCATCAAGTCCGGTGGTCTCTAAATCGAGGCCAATGAATGCGGGTTTAGGTTTCATGGTGTTCTCCTTCGGTACATGCGTTTGCCGTGTGGCGGTTTACTTGATGTGTGGGTGACGTGGGCGTGGGTGTGATCAACGGGTCTTGTGACGAGCCTGCGATCTGTTCGCGATGATTCGGGGGCTTCTGTCTCCTCCAGGAGCTCTTCGATCTTCGCCAGCGCCTCGGCCGCTTCACGCATGGACTTGCGCAATGCCGGCATAATTTCCTCGTTGAACCACTTAGCCAACAGAGCCGAGAGACTCATCGGTCTTCACTTCCTTGAAAAACGTCAAAGCCCGGCGCGCTGGTTTGTTGTCGCGCCGGGCATTGGTGAGTGGTGTGGAGCGGTATTCGGTCGATGTGGGCGAGTTCTAGGCGCACTCCGACCAGGTATGCGAAATGTCTGCGTTGTCGCTTCCAGCGCCCTTCTGGGCGGGGTTTAGGATCCACTGGGATCCACTTGCTCCTTCGTTTGCCCCACTTGATTGGTTGCCCGCAATGAATACAGGTGCTCTCTTTCCTCATGAGCGCTCAGACACGAGGTACTTCAGAGCGTTGAGGTTCTCGGTAGCCATACCAGCCCACCTAACAACACCATCAGGAGTCGACACCTCCACAAGCGGCAACTCCAACCACCCCTCGCTACGCATCAACTCGACCTTCTCCGGGTGCTCATCAATCTGAGGAGACATGACCTCAACACCCATCTTGGTCAACGCTTTACATGTCGCCCGGCACTTCATACACCCAGGCCTCGAATACACAACAGCCGAAAAAGACACTTCAAACTCCTCTCAAAAGCCCGGCGCGCACAACGATCGGCGCGCCGGGAACGTTGTTTTTAAAACGGTGGCTCATCATCGCCTGCTCCGAACCCACCTGAGCCTGCTGGTGGGGCGGAATTCCACGGATCATTCGCAGGTGCAGCCTGACCAAACCCACCGTGAGACTGAACAGGCTCTTGCGCTGGTGGACGCTGACTCGACTGCTTGCCGGTCTGCCGATGCACATTCGCATACGCAAACGTCAACGACGGCCCCACCTCATCAGCTTCAACCTCGAAGACACTCCGCTTCTCACCCTCCCGGGTCTCATAAGAGCGCTGCTTAAGTCGACCAGTGACGATCACTCGCATGCCCTTAGACAACGACTCAGCTACGTTCTCCGCAGCCTGACGCCACACATTCACTGTCAGGAACAGCGCTTCACCGTCCTCCCACTGATTCGTCTGACGATTAAACGAACGAGGCGTCGACGCCATCCTGAAATTGCACACCGCCGCTCCCGAAGGCGTAAACCGCAACTCCGGGTCCGCAACCATATTCCCCACAACCGTGATGTTCGTATCACCTATCGCCATTGAGCTTCTCTCTTCCCGCCTGGATCTTCTCCAAAGCTAATTTCCTTAAATCCGCAATTGCTTCCACATTGGGCTTCGCCTCAATCTCACGAGGCTGAAAACCCCGAAGCTGAGCAAAAGTCCCATCCTTAAGCTGTTGATCACGCAGGTCTTCCATCCGGCGTCGATAAGCCCTCAACTGAGCGCGACCTTGAGGCGTGTTCTCCCACGCCTTGCGCTCCTCCCTCAACGCATCACGAATGTCCTTTGGCGACACCATGCGATTAGTAACGCCGCTGTTCGACCACCGAGCCAACGCAGCCATGACATTGTGCTGAGAAATCGATGACAGTTCCGGCAACGCACGACACCACGCTTCAACGTTCTCTTGCGAGATCACAGGGAACCGATCACCCACCAACGCCTTACCCTGCTGAAAAAACTCGGTCATGAACTTCAACTGCTCAGCAGGCACAGGAGGCAAATCCCACTTTGAGCCACTCATAGAAGCTCACCGTCAATCACTTCACCCTCAAGCCAATCCTGCGAATCATCCTCAATTCCCCACTCAGCTAGATAATCCTCAGCAGACTTAGCCACCGGATCAGCACTCGGCATTTGCGCATCCTCCCACCCATCACGATTAAGCCACGTAGTCGGATGAGGAATGAACTGCTCCTGAGGAAGATTCGGATCCTTTGCTAGTGCCTGAGCACCAACCAGAATCTCTTCCTCCCCGGCGCGTTTGATTGCCCTCTCCCACGCTTTGAATGCTGTGCGCTTCCCCACCCGGCGCGGGTAGGTCTTCCAAAACTCCTCGAATGAAGCGGGATAAGTTGCTCGTCCCCCGTGGGGGACTATAGGGGGATGGTTTAAGGACGGTTTAGGGATGGTTAAGGACGGTTTGGGTGACAGAGCTGTGTCACCCCGTTCTGCACTGGGTGTCACCCCGTTGGCGTCATTTTGACACCCCGTTGCGTCACCAGTGTCACCCCGTTCATCGTTTGGCGGGGTGTCAGGTTGGCACCCCGTGTTCTCTTGGGTCAGTGATAAATCCAAGTCCCAAACAGTTGGTCGGCGATCAGATCTAAAGTGCCCAACAATGCGTTGGTCCCCTTTTCGGATCAGCCCTTTTCGCTCAAGGTTCTTCAAGTGCCGCTGTACTGTTCTCGTTGAGCAGCGTGCCCGCTCAGCGATCCAGGAAACAGCGGGATAGGCTGCCTGCCCATTATCAGAAGCTCGATCAGCTAGTGCGTACAGCACAACTAATTCCGCATGATTATCAACAGGTGCTTCTTCCATCACCCAGATCATTGCTTTGAGGCTCATTGTTCCTCCTCTCGTGTTAGTGAAATAAAAAGTGCAAGAAGGGCATCAAGAAACGCCGTTGAGACGTTCGTGATGCCCTGTTGTGGTTCAGCCAGCCACTCCTGTAAATCGGTGCGCTGCTGATGAGAAAAGCCCACTTGGACGCTCCTTTAAATGGGCAACAAAAATTGGTCGCCAGTCTCTGTCCTGACTGTCGAAAACTCAGTCGAACCCGAATGTTTCTTCAAGCTCACATGAGGCTCTGGATGCCACCGCCAATGAGACATGTACGGGCCACACGAGAAATAGCGAACTGACCTCCATTCCTCCGAAGTCACCTGAACCAAGACCGATGCGACTGTGCTTAGTTGCCTGCGCTGCTCCTGGCCCCCACCGTCCTCATCACAGAAGACGACCTCCACCATTTCGCCGTCGTATCCGTTAGGATTCACAGTCTTAATGAGATAAGCGTCAAGTAGCGTTGACCAGTGAACTTCCGAATGCATAGGCATGTAATTAAAGAACACTCGACGCCCTATAAGGCCCGCCAGCTGACTAGCGCCAACCTCAGCGGCCATATACGGACGATCAACTATCGACAATCTGAACACCTCCATCCTCAGTCAGCGTGACCTCTTGCCCTTGCCGAATGACAGTGACCTCATCCGGTGAATAATTCATCTTCACGAGCCAGCCCATCGCATACGACAACGCAGGATGAGCGTGAATATGCGCGTGGCATACGTGACACACATCAAGAAGGTTTTCGATGGTGTGTTCGCGACCCGAAATCTTCCTGTGATGACGATGCTCACCACGACCAGTACAACCAATCGCCGTGCTCATCACCTCGCAATGACCACCAGAACGCTCAACAACCAGATCAAGAACCTTCTTCGGGATCTGCTTCGTCTTTTGCTTCACAGTCCCCTCCCCGCCATCGGATAAGCAGCACGGAGACCAGCAGCCTGAGTCTGCAACGCACTCAACTTGTTTTGCAGCTGAACAAGAAGATCACGGGCATACCAATACGCAACCTCAGCATCATCCCTCTCAGCACGAGCCGGATCCGTATCAACTACCGTCTGAGCGTCAGAGTCCTTAATCGACATGCCGGCCGAACGATGCTGAATGTAAACCAACGCCTTCTCCCTCTTGAGAAGACGCTCAGCCTCTTTCAACATCCGATTCCGATTACGGACGACCTCCACGCCCTGCTCCAGGCGCTCAGTCGTCTCCCTGATCTGACGCTCCACCTCCACAGGTGTCAGCGGCTGATCACCGAGAATCACCTCACCAAATTCATGCGCCATCAGCCATCACTCTTCAAGCACGTTCGCCAGAGCAATGTCAGTCAGCGCTATAGCCGTCGTTGAGTCATGCCCAAGATCAGTGAAGAAATCAAACGCCGCCTTCGTCTCAGACAACGACCGACGAAGAGCACTCCTCTGCTTCTCTTCCTGAGCATTCAACTCACTCTGGATCTTCTGATGCAGATCAAACACATCACCAGGCGTCTTTTTCTTCATGACAAAATCCATCCAATCGGAAAGCCCAACAACGCAATCGCAAATAGGATCACGCCAAACGGGAGAACAACATACAAAAACGCCTCGATGCTGTCATCGAGGCGTTCATCATCAGTGCGATTCTTAAATTCCTTCACATTCCACTCCTGACGTGGTTAAGGACTGCAGAACCAAAGTCACCAATCACTAGCGAGTCATACTTATCACGCTCCAAAATCCCCTGACGCTCAAAGGTTTCGAGCGATTCAGTGCTGACCTTCGGGACCTTCGTCTGTCGACGACCCGCTAAGCTCAGCAGCTCCTTGCGCTCAGTCGGTGACAAACTACTTGCTGCATCCTTTGAATCAATCATGAAATCCCCTGCCAATAGAAAAACCACATCAGTAAACCAACACCAGCCAGCTGCAGCACCAACCGGAGAAGAAACAACCCCGGCCTCATAAGAGACCAGCCACCGAACACCACACCAAGCCGGTGCCAACAACCAGACCAAAGGACAACGCCATCAATCTTTCACCCGCGCGGTTATATCGCTCACGAGCAGCTACAACGCTTGGATCTTCGGCAGGCTCCTGGGCTATCTCATCGGGAGCCATCACACCGACAAGCTGAGCAAGATCATCAAGTGGGAAACTCATCGTGGGTTCTTCCTTCCCCTATGAGTTGCAAGGCTTTTCACGGCACCCTCATCACATGATGAACACATGCCCCACTGAGAAGCCGGATCTTGGATTTTCTTACAAGGTCCATACATGCATCGTTTTGTCACAGTGCCCCGACGACTCACCCGAACAGAGGCGCGCTCGGAAATCCCCAAAGCTTTTCTCCGAAACCTGCGAATCACCGCCAGCGACTCCGCAGCCTCACGCCACGACGCATGCCACTGCCAGACCCCGCCAACATCACACGCCCACAATCCACCAACATTGCGAATCATCACCTGACTACCCACGGTCATTCACCACCGACGAACGTACCTCATAGATACGAATCAGATCATCAATATTGCGAACAATCAGAACGATCTGCTGAACCTCACGGTCCTTCCAGCCTCTCCAAGAACGCGTCTTAAGAAGTGCTGTCTTAGCTGTTTTCAAAAGAGTGGAAATCATGCCGCCTCAATTCCTAAATGTTCATCAATATCTCTTGCTACGAAACGAACCGCTCCACCAACACCACCGACGCGATGCCATCGAAATGGGGGCACTAAGCTCCCTGCATACGCATGCTTCAACAGCGTCGACTTCGCAATTCCCAACAACTCCGCAGTCTCACCCGCGCTATACGTCAACTTCCTAGACACTGAGATTCACTCCCCTAATGTCTTCGATGGCCACCTGATCAATCACTTCACGACGAATCTCAGGACTCCACACCTTCACCAGCGCACACCCCTCAGACCGCGGCCCCACGCCTACGAGCTTTGCCATCTCCGACTGACCCCACAGCTCAAGATCCACAGATCCAACAGCCAGCAGATCCAACAGCAATCTCGGAGTAATAGTTTTCTTCATTTCCTGACCTCCTAAATTTGGAGAACTGATAACATTCACAATGATTTCCTTTCCTGGAATCACAAAGCCCGCCACCTGGACAAGAGGTGGCGGGCAACTTATTTCTTTGTTGGTTGGCGCAGCCGTACCGGCGGGCAAGCTGGAAACCAATCCCGCCTGATGGGTACAGCTTGGACAGCTATGCGAACTGTCTTTAACGCCTCGTGCCGGTGGCGAGATTCGAACTCACTCTGAACGGGTTTTAAATCCGTTGCCTCTGCCAATTGGGCTACACCGGCTCCTGTCGTAGACTCTCCGCATCAACGTCACAGTGACGTCATCCCTAAATGAAGGGTGCGATGCGGGGCTCCACTGCCGGGCTCGCCACCCGGTGGTCCTCCACTACGAAAAACGTTTCAATATCGAGTTCTCATACATCACGTACCCGGCGCGACCCCACACCCTGTGTTGGGTGGTCGCTAGTCCCAGGGACTGAGTGCCCGTGAGGAGGCTTGCACTCCTCTGCCTGCTAAGTCGGGCTGTTTTATGCGGCGGTGTTGATGTTGAATCGTCCGTCTAGGAATCGTTCAACGAAGTAGCGTTGGCCTTTTCCTGTGACTTTTGGGGTTTTGTTAATGGAGGTGTGGCCGTCGCTGTGGGTGATGACGGTTTCCTTCACGCGAAGCAGCTCCAGGTCCATAGACTTTTGGGTTGGCATGTTCCAGTCGGTGCCTTTTCGACGGATGAGGTAGCCGTTCTCACGCAGCCAGCCAAATAGTCGGTTGGCTCCAACGTTGATTCCGTTGCCTTTGAGTAGCTTTGCGAGGTCACCGACGAGGATTGCGGTGTTTGATACCGCTACTGCGTCAGCGAAGATCACCTTCGGGGCGTCGATCTTTTGCTGAGTCTCTAGTGCTGCCCGGCGCGCGCGTTCCTCTTTTAGTGAGGTTGCGAGTCGGATGATGGTGTCTGGGTCGTCGAGAGCTTCCGCGATCTTCTGCTCAGTGAGGTACCCACCGTGTTTCCGGATAGCTGGAAGAACCTCACCAGTAACCCACCGCTTGAACTCTTTTGCCTCAGGTTTACGGCTTCTCAGGATTGCTGAGTAAAGACCAGACTCGGTGATGACTGTCATTTCCCGCTGCTGCTCAACGCCGCTCTCAGACCTGACCCGCAAATTGTGCGGGGCAGATTCATCAACATCGAGATTCCGGGTCATGTCCCGTGTTTCTCGATACCCAAGAATTTTCGCTACATCAATAGCTATCCAAAGCGGTTGACCGTCTACCCCTTGGACCACGCGTACTTGATGCCCCTGGAAGTTAAATGGCTGAATGTTCATCGTTGGGTCGCTTCCTCAATAACTTCACGGATTTGGCGGGTAACGCGGCTAATGACTGCATTGATCTGCTTAAGCTGATCTTCTTCAACGTCAGTCAGTCGGTCATGCCACTTGCCCTGCTCATCAAGAGCAATGGAGTCAAAGCACTCACCTAGGCGTTTAGCTAGAGAAACCAGTTCATCGAGCTGTTGAGCAGTGGTAGACTTCTGTGTGTTGGCATCGAGGGACATTCTCGGTGCCTCCTTTCATTTGTGGGGTTAGGCTGCTGTGGGGAATTGAGTGTCAATCTCGACGCTGACCAGCAACTTTGATGGCCTTGCTCCTAGGTCATGGAGAGCTTCCATCACTGGAGTCGAGAGTTCTCGAGTGCGAAGTACCTTTGACCAGGTTTTACGAGTAATTCCGGTCTTGTCCTCTAGCGCGGTATAAGACTGGAGGCCATTAATTCGCCGAACGCGGTCCACCTCATCTAGGGAGAGTAGTAATTTACTCACTTTCCTATCCTTTCTCGGTGCGGTGTAACTATTATTACTCACACTTTCCTGGATTGCAACCTTATTTACCCAGTCTTAATTACTTTTAGTTACATCAGTGCATGTAGTTACCCACTTGACGGGTATTAAACTACCCACTACTGTTTTTCTCATGGATGTAAAAAGATGGTTTTCAGAGACCACCCGTAGTCAAATCACTGACGCAAGGATTGCCGAAATCCTGGGAGTCACCCGCAAGACTGCAAACAAGCGTGTCAATGAAGGGATTAGCGCTGATGACCTGATTGCTATTTCGAAAGCCCTCAAAATCAATCCGGTCATCGCACTAGTGGAGTTCGACTTCATTACTTATGACGACGTGTCCGACTACCTCGATAGCGACGGACAGCTCATTGCGACAGCAGAACCAGCCCACCTGGCAATAGAGTTGGCGAGAAAACTGAATCCCGCGACAGCAGCACCTGAGCTTGACGAACTTGCCGCGCGCCGTTCGAATAAGAACACCCCCGGTGTCCAACCCCTCAGCGATACTGAACTCGCAGACGCAATCCGCGAAGCAAACGAGCAGCCACAAGCCGCCCACCCCGCAACCGAAGAACTCACAGAACCCGACCATCCATAGGAGGAGGCTTGGACCTCGACAAAATCGCCGAACTATTCGGAGTGAGAGTCGCAGAAACAAAAGACCTCCACCCAGACCACCACGGCATGTACATCCACCACCGAAGGCTCATACTCCTCCGAGCAGGCCTCGATGGATGGAACTACCGCAGCATCTTCGCCCACGAGCTAGCCCACGCTTTCTACCGCGACGAAGTCCATGGGGACACCCGAGCGGAGAAGCGAGCCAATCAATGGGCAGCACAGCTACTGATCAGCAAAGATGAATACAGGGCTGCAGAATTACTGCACGGCCCTCACCCCGGCGCGATTGCGCACGAGCTCGGCGTCACCCCGGACGTCGTTAAAACTTGGTGCGATATTTTTATGCGTGCCACTATCCGATAGGACGAAATGAAGAAAAGAGCGTTAATTTTAAGCGCCTTAGTAGCTTTTACTGTGGCGGGGTGCTCATCAAGCAAATCGCCCGACGACTGGAAGACCCTAGATGATATAGGTGGCAGCATTCGCGAAGCTGGAGGGATTTGTGACCCTATAGAATCCACAGATGGAGCACAAGGAACCTGTGGTGATGACAATGGGTACTACATGCTTTCAATTAATAGCGATGAATACCCTGATGTGGCATATGCCCAACGCTACGCAGCAGAGACAAATGACACTGAAGTCCCAATCGTGACGCTCTGGGGCAAAGAATGGGCAATCACATGTGTGCATAACGCTGAAGCAAACTGCGCATCAATAAAGGCTCACATTGGCGATGTTGATGAGTACACTTCGCAGCCTGTCAACGACGACAGCAGTGATTTGCGGAGAAGGCTTGAAGCGCTCGCTCCGATAAACCAAGTAACTCCGGACAATCTCAAAGAAAAGTGCATCATGGCGATTCACGACGAGATTCCAGATGCAGGAGACTTTGATTTTCCTACTCCTGTAGATCTAGGTGCTCCGGATCAAGCTACCATCTACTCGGATGGTGGGGATTTCCGCTACGAAGTGAGCGAGGGTGAATGGAACGATGCTGCATACTTCTGCACCGTATATACCGAGGACGAGACCATAACGGAGGCAACTGCAATTGTCGTAGGTTAAGCAAAAATAAGTAAAGCCCCTCCCCACCTGGATCTGTTTGGCGACGTAACCAGGTGAAGAGGGGAAAGAGTATCCAAGAAAAATAAATTCCCTAGACACAGGAGAAGTGTATCAATAATGGCTCAAAAGAAACTGACAGCCAAAGGAACGGTTCGATGGGTTGGGAGATTCCGCCCACCAGGAGGAAAAGAATCCTCACGAAGCTTCGCCACCCGGAAAGAAGCAAAAGCATGGGAAACTGAACAATTCCGCAGCCATCGACGCGGCGTCTGGGTCGACCCCGTCATGGATAAGCTCACAGTCTACGAACTGTACTCCCGGTGGTCTGATCGCCCCGCGCGTGAAAACTCGCGCCTAGTATACGCACAAGTCCTAAAAAACCTCGGCCCCATTGGCGACATTTACGCACGACAACTTACCCGCACAGACGTAGACATGTGGTACCGAACGCTCATCACTGCACGTCCATGGTTCAACAATGAAGCGCTTTCGCCCCGAGTTGCCCGCTCAATGGTTGGGCACCTATCAGCGGCTATGACAATGGGAGTGGAAGAGGAATGGGTTGGCAGAAACCCCGTCAAGATCCCCCGCCTAGACTCTGCTGACATAGTCAGGGTAAAAGACATTCCTACCCCTGATGACATTCGTAGAATCGTTGATCTCCTCCGCACTGGCGGTGCAATCTATGAGCGTAAAGAAAACGGCAAGATCAAAACAAAGAAGGCCATGCCAGCCCCAATGATCGCAGACATGGTGCTCGTCGGTGTGGGAACTGGAGCACGTATTTCAGAGCTATGCGGATTTGATGTTTCAGACGTGTATCTATCCTCCCGAGACTTAGACATTAATGCGCAAGCCCATCACGTCACCGGTGAACGCATACCGCTAAAAACCATCGCCTCAGAACGAGTCACACCAATCGGAGACGACTTGGTTCCAATCCTCACAAGACTTGTAGATGGGCGTCCAGACTATGCCCCGCTATTCACTACACGTCAGGGAAATACCTACCGAGCAGAGACCGCCGGCAAGCTTCTTCGGCATGCCGCAGAGCATCTTGGCATGCCTTGGAGGTTCCACAGTTTCCGCCACTACTATGCATCTCGACTGATCGCAGGAGGGCTGCCCGTCAACCAGGTTCAGCAGCTTCTAGGGCACTCAGACCCCTCCATGACTTTGCGGGTTTACACCCACCTATGGCCGGACTATGAGGCCACTTCCCGGCGCGCTGTTGACGGGATTTTGTCGGGATGCGGGATTATTGCGGGATCAAAGACCGATTTAGATAACCCACCGGCCTTGTGA